AAACTGTCGGGCATAGAGCAACTGTGCGGGCGCGCCATCGTTCAGGTCGATATGACTCTTCGCAGAAAGAGCGGTATCAATCGCAGTGCTGATGCAGCCTCTGAGCTCCGGCGTGGGTGCCCATACCGTTACCTGAAAATCCTTCAACTGTCTTCGCAGCTCCCGAACTGCTGTTCCTGTGGTTCTTGCGAAGAACCTGATCTGATTTACCTTCAGGACGCACAGCTTACTGAACAGAGTGAATGCCCCGGGCAATTCCAAGGAGAGCTTTTCAATAACTTTCTCAGCCGTGGCGCCCGTCTGGAAATGAAAAAAATATGTTCTGTCATCGAGGCTGACCCGCACATTAGTGGGCGCAGAGGCAATACCCTCAACACTGATTAAGCTGCCATTTACCCTGAACTGAAGCGTCGGTTTACCCTTGCTCATCGTCTGACTGGGCGTGCCCAGCGCAGTGTTGATCTTACGCTCAGTCGGAAGAGGCCAGACGGAGATGTGAACACCGCCATTATTGATATCCTGCTGTAATGTTTCAGGAACAGGCCAGCCCGGATAGATTTTCACTGAAGCATTTACAATACCGGGCAGCCGGGAGCCGCCGGGATAAATCACCTCAGAGATACGCCAGGCCAGGTAGCGAACGACATCATCCGTACTGGCCACTTTAAATACTCACCTGAAGCGTCGTCAGTCGCCAGCCCATGTCAGTCAGTTCCGTGCCGCTGATTACATAACGAAGGCCTGATTCATCTGTCACAAAGTCCCCGGCATGGACAGACACGTCCCGGAATGCGGGCATCAGAATATTGTGCCATGCACTTCGGGTCTCGCCCGGTAATTTCAGCGGGCTGTGCTCACCGCCACGGCTCAGCAGAACACTTGCTGGCCAGCCGGACATAATGAGCTTCTCATTCGCTGCAGTGGTGCCACCATATTCCTGAAGCCCAGCCTCACTACCGGGCTGAGCTGGACGACGGATACTGACCAGACGCTCACTCTTAACGCACACGATGGGCTGTAATAACGGCATGGCCGCCACGTAAAAGGTCCCCTCGCCTGAAATAAGCATATCACCCGCCTTAAACCCGGCCGCGTCAAAGATGCCAAGTCGCACCGCCTGTCCGAATCTGGCTGCCCTCATATAACTGTAATCAGTTACGAAGGATGCACATATCTGCCGCAGTGGTTGTGCTTCCAGTGGGTTGAAAGGGGATGTTGCACGGAAATGACGGGCTGAACTACCCAGCCGCTTTGCAGCCTTGCCGTTACCCTGATTAACCTTTACGGACAGCTTGTGCGCGTCCATTTTTCAGTTCCTGATTACACGTGTGGCACTATTGCCAAGAGACGGACCCGGTGGAATCCCGAGGAGACCGCAGAGCTGATGCCGCCACTGATTGTACAGGCGGGTGCGGTCTGACACTTCCGATCGGTTACGCTGCCAGACAGCAGCTTTGTCTGTATCCAGATTGTCTGCTGCGCGGGCTATGCCATTTTCCAGACTTGCCAGTGTCACCAGATAGCTCGCCACAATGGCTTCTTCCTCAGCCCGCAACGTATTCAGCCGATGAGCCAGTGTCTGATACCTGCCTGATGTAACCTGCGCGTAAGCCAGATCGCTGCGGTCATCTGGCGACGTATCGCCCACCATGGGATAGCCCATATAGCGACGAGCATCCGCCAGCTGCTGAGGAGTAAGCATAAGTTGCCTTTTATGAAGGTTTACGATGAAGCGATTGCGTGTGGTCAGGCAAGGAGCACAGCACTGTGTTCCGGTTTGATGTTCTGACAGCCCCATGCTGCGGCGATTTCATAGCGCACGCGGCGATACTGTTTGTACATGGAGACTTCAAACGACATGTTGGTGCGCGGATCGGTGATCATAATGCGGTCATCGGCCATGTCCCCTTCCTCCGGCAGCGCCGGGGCGCGCGTGGCGAGGACAAGCGCAGAGCGACTGAAGGCAAAGTTAGCAGTAAATTCACTGATCACATCGAATTTGGTTGCAGCCTTTACCTCTTCTCTGAGGCCTGGCGCAAAGATATGAATGCCCTCAGCAGATGTCTTCGCCACCACATATTTATGCTTGCCCAGCACGACAAGCGCCCCTGGTGAAACATTCCCGACTTCATCGGGTTTACCGTCAGCACCTTTAGAGAGGGGGATGATCGTTTCCCCGACAGCAAGGTCGCCACCGACTGTGAGTTTTTCAGTTTTAGCCCCCGTGTTATGTGCCACGCCCGCTGATTCACGCAGGGTAAAACCGTGCAACTCAAGCAAGGTCCCTTGCGCGCGCAAAGCTGTGGTACCCGCTTCGTTGGCTTTGGTCAGCTGTGCCATGGTGCGCAGTGCAGCGCCGGCGGTAGTATCAATGACGCACTGCAGATCGCTCAATGGTGCACCATTGTCAGTGAGGATTTTACGCACCTGGGCGGTGTCGGTCAGGGAATCTTTGAACGGTGTTTTGCCCGCCTCACCTGCGGCACGGGATGCGCGGCGGAAGAGCTGGCCCAGATCAGCTTCAATCTCATTGACCAGAGTACGCATCGCCTGAGTGACCTGGTCGCGGCGGATGCCGTGATAGCCCGGACCGGATTTAATGCCCTTCTGCTGTTCGCCTTCCCAGCGGAACGGCACCATACGTGATTTCGTGATGGCCAGAGGCACATTACCAATATCCTGATCACCATCATCGGGTGGAAGCTGACCTGGTTTCACATCCTCAGCCTGTGAAGCAGGTGTCAGCGGAATGCGGATTGGCTGGTTCAGGGCTGCACGTTCAGCCGAAGCGTCCAGTGTGATGGACGGAATAAACCCGCAAAGCTCACGGGACACAATGTCCAGTGACTGGTACAGGTCGGGTATAAGTTGAGTCAGGGTATTAGCCATTCAGGGATATCCTGTTAATCGGTAATCTGTACACCCGCGCATGCTCTTTCACTCTGCTCATGAGGGCTGAGGGATTCAAACTGTTCACGGGTGAGCGTATTGGGGCTGGTGTTACCATTGCCGCCAACGGAACCGCCGCCTGATGCACCGGTACCTTTGAGGATCTGGTCTTTATACGGGTAGTGCTCAACGAGAATGCTCAGTGCTTCATCGAAGCCGGCAGCTTCACCGGGTTTTAACGCACTGAAGATTTTGTTGCCTTCACGATCGAAAGCTGTGACGGCGTCACCGACCACCTGGAAGTTACTGCCAAACCGGGCTTCCACCAGGTCAGCCGGAATGCTCATTTTCTCGGTGATGAATTTTGAACGGGCAAAGCTGCCGCCAATTTTCTCCGCCGTAAGCTTCTGGCTAAGGTCATCGCGCTCTTTCACGATGGGCGCATATTTCTCTTCCAGGGCACACACGGCTTCCGAGCGAACCTTTTCGACTTCCCCGACATCCACCAGCGTTTTGTCTTCCAGGTTCTTCACGGTTTCCAGCGCAGTAAGCGCCGCAGCCGGATCATCGATGCCTTCAAAATTCTTCAGCTGCATCTCCGCGCTCTCTGCCCGCTCACGGTGTGATTTCGCTTCACCATTCAGTCGTGAAATGGTCTGCAGTGTGCCGGGGGCATCAAATGCAACTTCTTTGCCGTCATCCTGCACGTATACAGGTTTGCCATCGTTTACGACCACCTGGCCGTTCTCGTCGAGTTTCAGTTTCATAAGGTCATCCAACCGGTTAAGAGCCATCCGGCTCGAGGCGCCGCGCTGCATCCGCAGCGGCTGGCAATAAAAAAGGCCCTGCGTATGCACGGGCCTGAAAAAGATTAATCCGGGGGTGTTGCCACCTGCCTCTCTGTCGCGGGAGGAGGCATAGCGCGTATACGGACCTGCTCGTCTGCCCAGCAGAGCTCACTGTTAATGAGCCCGCGGCGCTGTATCTCGTTAAAAAGAGTCTCGTCAGACAGCGCACGCGTTTCATACATGCTGATGAGGAAATCCGTTGATGCTTCAGCCAGCGTTGTGGCCCCAAAGTCACTAAAGATAGTCACGTGACCACACTCAGATTCGCCTGTCCATTCGGCCAGATATTGCAATGCCAGACGGGCAGCATCAGTGAGGTCGCATACCATACGCTGCAGGGCACTAGTACTTGCCTCGTTGTCGGTCAGTGTCTGAACCACGGTACGGTGACCGGGTTTGATCACCAGCAGCTCCGCCCCGATCTGACGCATTTTTTCTTCCAGATCGATGATGTCTGTACGACCGGCTTCGATGGCTTTGCCACTGTGCTCAACGTAACGAAGGTCGGCTTCATCTTCTTCCGACATGATTGCCGACGCGGCACCTACCGATATGGGACCATCCCCCAGCTTTTTGCCAAACAGAACCGGTACACGGGCGACATGCAGAATGGTCTGCTGGTCGCTGCGAGACTGCCAGTGTTCGACGTTAAGCCAGGCCAGCTCGGCCAGAGGGGCCCTGCCGTTCATGAACCCGCGCTTGTCGCCATATACCGGAACAAAGGTGATTTTGTTCAGGCTGGTAGTGCCCTCTTCGTGCAGCTGCCACTCAAGGACGCCTCTGGTTTCGTTCAGCTTTTCGCGGTAAATCCGCCAGCGGCCCGGATTCAGCACCCTGACCTGCTCGATGTTTTTCACAACGAATTCATTCAGGGGGTCACGCTCACTGACTGTCTCAATAAAGCGCAGCATGGTGAACGTTTCCTGCCCGTTCACGCGCTCGGAGTCGTAATCCAGCAGGCTGTTCGCATTGACCTTAACGAAATAGGGCCGCAGCCCGCGCTGACGCTCTTCGGCCAGGGAAAGTTGTTTATCTGCTGGCGGATGCTCGACCAGAATGCCGCAAAGACCATAGGCCATGGCCTCTTCAAAAATGTCAGCCAGGAATGAATGGAGATTGGTGCCCTGCAGGTCCACATCTCCGAACATCTCAAGAATACGTGCAGGGATGTCTTTCTCATCCCATGTCACCGGTCTGGAAAAGGGTTTGCCGCTCAGTACCTCGACCGTGCGTGAAAAAGCCGGAAATAGCGTAGCCGTTGCAAGCCGGTTCTTATAGAACGCCTCTTCTTCATTAGGCCATCTGGGCAGGTACGTTTTACCCGCCTGCCGCATGGCCGCCGTACCGCCCAGCAGTGCAGTTATCATCGGCCAGCATCCGGCCATCGACTCAATTTTTGGCGATCGCTTGCGGACGTCGTTGCTCATGATGATGTTCTGTCAGGCAGTGAATGGTCGGACTGTGGTGCCTTTCGGCTGGAACAGCTCGGTAATGGCCCAGACCAGAGCGTCGAGGCGATCCGGTGATTTTTTTGCGGTAGCGGGTACGTATTCCAGCAGCTGGTTCTCAAGCTGGTAGAGGTTTCCGCGATGCGCCACCCGGCCCTGCTCATAAAGCGCTGAAATCGGCTCTGCGCGGGCAAACTTACCTTTACTGGCGTGCACACGAATGATGCGACCGCGGAAGCCCGCATTACGCAGGGTGTCCTCCGCCATGTCACCACCCTGGTTGGTCTCGATAACAATGGCTTCAGCATGGTGCTCTTCATACGCCCGTATGGCCCGCTTCGCCCAGCCGTTTGGTGAGTACTTCCCGGAGTAGTCTGCGTCAGCAGAGAACAGTCGGTCATTACCGCGTCCGTAACTGCTCGCCACGACAATACCGGTTTCGTCGCTCTCTTCGCTGTTGGTAGCCTGCGGGTCGATGGCGACCACCGTTCGCGACGGTTGTAGGGTAATCTCCAGCGCACGTGCACCGGACACCATAACTTCGGTCCAGAGCGCGCCTTCGGCATTGAATCGCCGCGGGCGCTGCATGTACTGGGCCTCAGCGGTGCGCCGGTGTGAAAACAGTGAGGTGCGATGCGACTCGTTGTGCTTGTATGGCCATAGCCAGCCTTCAGGCAGACCATGTTCGATGGGGATCGCGTGCGAGTTCTCCGGATACAGCGCTGAATACTGTTGGCTGTTATCAATCAGCACAGGCAGGTTCAGGTGATGCCACTGTTCGCCACTGCCACCG